CGGGGCAAAAACCCGACGCTACATTCAGAGAGGCAGTAAACGGATATCGCGCCGTTACCTCAGACCAGACTACCCACACAAAAGGAGATATTAAAATGCGCTATCGCAGACGCTCAAACTTTCGCAGACGCGGCACAGCTGGCCGCACGCGCCGCACTTATGGGCGCCCACCTCCTCGCCGTCGCCGGGTGTCTCGGCGACGTTACGGTGGCCGTCGAACTGTCGGTCGGAGCCGTGGGCTCCGACGCACCTATCGTCCAATTGGATACCGGATGTAAAAAATGAAAAGACACAAGCACTCACTTTCAAACTACAAATTACTGACCTGTGACATGGGTCAGCTCGTCCCCTGTGGACTCCTAGAAGTCCTGCCCGGGGACACCTTTCAATGTCAAACTTCGGCGCTCATACGGGTCTCCCCCCTGGTGGCGCCAGTGATGCACCCTGTCCAAATTCGGATCCATCACTTCTTTGTGCCCAACCGCCTGGTCTACCCCGGATGGGAAGACTTCATCACAGGCGAAACAGACGGAACAGACTACCCAACCCTCACAGACACCCCATCAGAATTCGGCATTGCCGATTACATGGGACTACCCACGGGACAAGGAGAACTCACCTACTCCTCACTCCCCATCCGCGCGTACAACCTCATCTACAACGAATGGTACAGAGACCAAGACCTCGTCACCGAAGTCGGTGAAGACGGAGGACTCATCAAACGAGTTGCTTGGTCCAAAGACTACTTCGCAGGAGCCCGTCCCTTCTCACAAAAAGGCGACCCCATCACACTCCCCCTGGGAGCACGCGCACCAGTCGCACACGACGCGGCAGACACCGCAGACATCCACGTCTTCTCAGAAGTGAACGACGACTTCCACAAAATGGGCTCCGGTGCAACACACCTCACCGCAGCCACAACCGCCGGCACAGAAGCCGGCTCACTCTATGCAGACCTCTCCCAAGCGGAATCAATCGAAATTAACGACTTCCGTAAAGCCTTCGCACTGCAACGCTACCAAGAGGCACGCGCACGCTATGGCTCACGTTACACGGAGTATCTTGCTTATCTCGGCATCAAGTCTTCTGATGCTCGCCTTAATCGCCCCGAGTTCCTCGGTGGAGGCAAAACGACTATCAACTTTTCTGAGGTACTTCAGACCGCCCCAGACGATACTGGTCAGCCTACTTCCGTGGTGGGTGAACTCAAAGGCCACGGCATCGCAGCAATGCGTGGCAACAAATACAGACGGTTCTTCGAAGAACACGGTCATGTGCTATCACTACTATCGGTAAGACCAAAAACAATCTACATGACCACCCAACACCGTAAATGGAACCGACGCTTTAAGGAGGACTACTTCCAAAAAGAACTGGAGGCCATCGGCCAACAAGAAATACTACGCAAAGAAATCTTCGCAGAAACACCCGGCCCCGACGACACACTCGGCGACACCGTATTCGGTTACGCCGACCGCTATCGGGACTACCGCGAAGAACCCTCAACGGTCGCGGCAGAATTCCGCGACATCCTAGACTACTGGCACCTCGCTCGAGACTTCGAAACGGCACCCGTTCTCAATCAATCCTTCACTGATTGTGAACCAACAAAACGCATACACGCGGAACAAACGCAACACGCTCTATGGTGCACAGTCCAACACCACTGCCGCGCCAGACGCATGGTCAACCGCACAGCACGGAGTCGCATCGACTAATGGAACTCAACTCAGGAACAAAAACAATCACAGTGGCACCGGGGAGTCGGTGCCACTTCTCCTCAACAAAAGAGGCAACAATCTATGGCACGCTGGACGGAAAACGAACAGGAATACTCGGACCTCCTTTCAAAGAATCGAGAATCTGGTCATTCATCCTACCCCTGGAATATGACGGGGTTAACGTCAAAACACCGCAAGCGACGGTCTGGACATTCAACTTCGTACCTCCGGATCGAAAGGAAACGCCGGACCTCACACCTCTCGAAACGACAGTGGAACGCCCTCTTACCCTCCGCGAAGAAATGAAGCGATTCATCAGCACAGAACTCTCCCGCGTCGCAGAATCCTCCGAAATGGAGACCGAAGCGGAAGCAAACGACTTCGAAATGGACGAAGACGACGAATTCCACTCTCCTTACGAAATAAACGAAATGGTGGAAGAACCCCACCCAGATGCTCCTGTGGAGCCTCCTACGGAAGAAAACCCGCCACCCCCTACCCAGGAGACCCTTCCTGTAGACCCTCCCGGCCCTGATTCGGCTCCGGACCCCACAGACCCCTCCAAGGGTCACATACCACCTCCAGTAGCCCCCCCTTGATGGCTACTGTCAGAGTGACCAGAAAATGACCTGCCTTGCCCCACAAATCGGGACTCGGCAGGTCAATGGCTCCCAATTCAGCTACACTCATCGCTGCGGACAGTGCATGCCCTGCAGAATGAAAAGGAGACAAGAATGGGCCGGCAGAATACTCCTCGAGAGGACTCAGCATGCCGACGCTTCCTTCGTAACGCTGACTTACGAGGACAAGCACTTAACTTACTCAGGTGCTGCGGGACTACCTTCCTTATACCCGCGGGACCTCACCCTTTACCTCAAAACACTACGCCACCGTTTCCGCACGCCCTTCCGTTACTTCGCCTGTGGCGAGTACGGTTCAGATACAAAACGCCCGCACTTCCACGTCGTACTCTTCGGCCAGGAGGAGGTCTACGACGAGCACAAGATTTCCCAGACATGGGGCAAGGGCTCCGTGAAGCTCTCAGAATTAAACACGGTGCGTGCAAAATATGTGGCGAAATACACAACCAAGAAACAGACATCGCAAGACGCATACTCGGATGGTCGTGCACCCGAATTCTCGCGTATGTCAAGAAAGCCCGGGGTCGGGCTTACCGTTATTCCAAAGATAGCGGCATCCCTCAAGCGATGCGGCTATACCTACAGCAATGGCCGTTTACGCGGCCTTACTACGAATCTGACGCCGATTACCATTCCCGAATGCTACAGGTACAACAACAAATTATGGCCACTCGACCCGTACATGAAAAAGCTCTTGAAAAAAGAACTACTCAACTCGGACGAATGCCTACCAGAAGCCGTGATTAACATGGTTACTAATCTCACGGCTGACAACACACTAGAAATATTCAAAGAAACAGAAGCGCATCTCTCTTCAATCCAACGCGCTAAAAACTACGAACAACGCTACAAAAAAAGCAGACTCTAATGGCACGCAGACGCAGAAATAAGACAAGAAGCCTAGCTACAGCGACCCGCGGCCCTCCGTTACCTCTGGACGCGGTTCAATACTATGTGGCACCCGGACCCTACAGGCACCCTGTGCGGGTGGCACCCCCGGTCTATCCGGACTCAGTAAGGGTCATAAGGCGACGTAATGTCGTCAAACGTATCCCAGTGTTGCGAACCATCACCCGCCAACGTCTCGCCAGGAGACTACTGGGGACACGACTCGCTCGCGCTACCTTACTGAACACGCTCGGAGTCCACCCACGACTCCGACGATTCATATGCGGCCGCCGTAGGGAAAGGCGCCGGGTACTCTTCGCGCTCAAAAAAACAGGACAAGGAGCGCGCTCACCTTTCAGAAAACGAAACTGGAAAACACTCATCGGATGCAATAGGAGATAACCATGGCAGCCGCACTAGCAGGCCTATACGGCCAAATCTCACAAGCAGCGGTTAACCGCTCAGAAGCAATGCTCGACCGCTTCATGGGTCTCGGTGGAACAGACTTCGAGACCCCTTGGGGCAAAGGCCCCTACTGGAACACCAAAACTCTCCCAACGCTTACCAGACTCAACCTACAAGCAACTGTCGGCGGTGCAAAACTCGCCGGCATACACCCCCTCGCCGCCCTGGGACAAGCACCAGGTGGCGGCGGCGGTGGCGGCGGAATGCCCGGCCGCCCCGCACCCGGAGCCCGCGGAGTTTCCGGCGGAGCTCCTAACATGGGCCGCGAAATGTCAGCGGCACAAATCGCCTCTATAGGCGCATCAAGACAAAAAGACGAAGCGATGGCTTCGTACTACAACGCCCTGGCCGCAAAAACAAAACAAGCAATGCTCATCGGAGGCGCCCCTCTTCAAATCGAGCCTCAAACAATGTACAGAACAGGCCCAGGCGCAGAAACAGGCTACACAACACCCCTCGGAAACTTCTCAACCGAGGGATACACCCCGGCAGAACAATACCAACAATACTTCGGCGAACCCGGAGAATGGGTCGGCGGAGCACTCAACATGGCCGGGGAAGTCGGGGCAAAAACCCGACGCTACATTCAGAGAGGCAGTAAACGGATATCGCGCCGTTACCTCAGACCAGACTACCCACACAAAAGGAGATATTAAAATGCGCTATCGCAGACGCTCAAACTTTCGCAGACGCGGCACAGCTGGCC